TAAAGTTTTTCAAACTCTTGATGCGTTGCTACTTCGTCATCAAAATTCTGCTTGTGATACGTCTTTGCTAACTTACGAAAAACTTTCTTGTTAAGTTGAAGTTCTTCACAGATATCATTGATAATGTTTTTCTGTAAGTCTCGTTCTGCGGAAATTCGTGTCATAGATACACTCATATCCTTTAATGCACCTTCCAACTTCAACTTGTCATTCGGTGTTAAATTCATAATAACCTCGTTGTTGTGATGTTGTAAATAAAATGTTTTTCGTTATGAATCTTCTTTTTCTAAGAATCTAGCAATGTATACAGTTCCACCCACTGCACACATCATAACCACTAAAAATATTAGAATTGCGGATAACATATTTTCTCCTATGGTAAGCTCCCAGAGAGGGACTCGAACCCCCGACCCGGTGATTAACAGTCACCTGCTCTACCGACTGAGCTATCTGGGAATATTGTGAGATTCGCACTCACTTGGGGTCATTCAGCAACATCTACATATCAGCAGTTGCCACCGATATGTCTCTGGTATCAGCCTTCACCCCTAGCTTACCAAATTAAAACTTATCTTCCTTTATGGTACTATAACTACCTTTGCATTATCCGAAACTGTTCCAATTGATGCCGAAACAAATGTGGTTCCTGGCGCGATACCCAACAAAAGACCAATATTCGACACTCGTGCTGTTGCATTGTTAGTGGTGGTCCACTCAAACGGACGACCATTCAGTGCTGCGACACTCAAAGGAACACTATCAGCATCAAATGCTGTGGCTGTGTATTGACGGGTAGCACCCACCTTCAGGTCTGAACTATCAGGTGAAACCACAATGTAATCAATACCCACTTCTGTTACATTCACCACCAATGTACCCACTCTGTTTTCAACAACACAAGTAATAATCGTGGTACCGTAGGTAAGGCCTGTGATTACACCCGTTGCAGAAACGGTAGCAATGGATTCATCACTACTATGCCAACCAAATGTGCGTTGTGCAGCGGTCAGTGCTGTACCTGAACTGTTACGCAAATCTGCGACAACTGTTGCAGGGCGTCCAACATGAGCTGGCTTAGGCAATGTGAGAAGTACACGAGCGACAGGAACCAAAGATACCGTGACGTTCAACGTACCTGTTTTTCCACCCGAAGTTGCGGTAATAGTAGTTGTACCTGCCGACAATGCAGTAATCAATCCTGTTGCGGACACTGAGGCGACGGCTGGCGTGCTTGATGTCCAAGTAGTGGTGAATGATGTCAGTGTATTATTTCCACTGTCCCGTGCAACAGAGGTTGCCTGTAATGTCTGACCAACAAAAAACGTAGGCGGTACAGTTGCCGTTACTGTGACAGTAGCTACTGTTGGGTCTGTTACGAAAATCGTAGCAGTTGCGAATTTACCACCCACTGCCGCTGTAATTGTAGCTTGACCCTTGGATACTCCTGTTACTAACCCATTAACAACTGTTGCGACCGATGTATTATTTGATGACCATGCAACTGTTTGATCTCTCATAACAGAATCACGTTGATCTTTAACAGTGGGCGTGATGTTAATTGTACGTCCAATTTCAAGTTGTGTAGCAGTAACATTTAATGATACTGTTGTTACCGCCGGTGTTACTGGAGCCGTAACAACGGCTTCTTCCGTGCACGCGGTAATACTCAATGCCAACAATGTTCCATACAAAATACGCTTCATTTTTTTCTCCTACTAAGGTAATCCGACACAACCGAGTGTTGTGCCTTCTAAGCCGGGATATCCCGACACAGGCCCACTAGGACTCGAACCTAGACAAACGCTTTTGGAGAGCGTTGTGCTGCCAATTACACCATGAACCCAGAGTACACCAGGCTAGAGTTGAACTAGCGACCTTTCGTGTATCAGACGAATGCTCTAACCAACTGAGCTACTGGTGTGCATCTTACAAAATGGGAGTGGTTGGACTCGAACCAACGTAGATTATTAATCGGCAGATTTACAGTCTGCTGCCATTGCCGCTAGGCGACACTCCCAAACTACTATTTTTTCAAATCGTTTTTGATGTCTCGTTTGACCTTTTTAAGATAACCAATTCGCGTTTCATTGTCAACGAATGGTACACTCCAAAACTGTCGTGTATTTGTCTTAAACCACCCAAATACAAATGAATATACTCCTAATACTAACCGTAATTTTACGGCATTGAAATATAACATATATACAGGAAGTGCGGGTGCTCCGTGTGTTAAGTATGTACGAACCTTTTTGTGTGACAATAATGGTTTTGGATAACCATATTTTGGAATTAACGGAACAAACTTATATGCGAATCCTGGTGTGAATACCACATCAAAGAATTCTTCCATTAGTGGTGTACACCGAAACCACCACACAGGTGATATAATGTAAATTCTATCTGCCCATGTCACCAACTCTTGATAATGTTTAATAACTTCTTTCTTTTTGATGGAAAGATCATCTTTATAGAGGTCAATGACTTCTATGGTTTGTGTAGATTCATAGCTTGCGTTATTAGTTAATTCGTCTTTAATGGTTTTAAAAATACCATTATAACAAAAACTTTTCTTATCAGGATGTCCGATGACTATTAAATTGTTCATTTCACTCCTTGTAAAAGTTATAAAACAATAGCGGGGGAGGGATTCGAACCCTCGACCTCACGATTATGAGTCGTGCGCTCTCACCAACTGAGCTACCCTGCCACTTTTCGAATGTATACTTTAAACCAAATAAATATTTTATCTAAATTGGAAAACGTTCTCCAATTCTTAACTTCGTTAATTGTACGATAACATCCTACACAACGTGTACCTTCAAGTTTACATATTTTTTTACACGGAGAATTTATAACCACCGAAATATTCCTGTTATGTCAATTAGTATCCATACCGCATTGACAATAACCATTGGATAATCTTTCTTATTAAAGAAACTGTGTAACATTCCACCGTGTCCAAAAAAGAAAAGTAAATATGGTATCCACATAGGAATGTTAGGAATTCTACCAGCTAATATAATTCCACCCACAATTAAAATTAATACAGCCCACCATTTACGTTTAACAATAATGTGCTCTTCTGTTTCTGTTAAAGTTACTGGTTTCGCAAATAAAATATTTTTCATTTATATTGACCAGTATCTATTGAATTCTGGATATCACCACCTTGTAACACTTCTGGTTCGGTATCCCCTATAAACATAATAACACCAAAAAATATCATTACAACAATAACCAAAGTAGTTGCGATTACTTTTTTAACTTGTTTAGTATCCATAATATAATCTCCTATAAAAAGGTGCGAGCCAGATTCGAACTGGCGTGGGATTTCTCCAAAGGTTTTGCAGACCCGTGCCTTCAGCCACTCGGCCATCGCACCGTATGCTCCTGGAGGGACTCGAACCCCCAACCCACTGAGTAGAAATCAGTTGCGCTATCCAATTACGCCACAGAAGCAGTTAATGTATTTGACCAAATTACAAAATATATTTTATTTACCTAAACTATGTCGAATAGGTTTTCCTGTTTCATCAACACACACAAATACCATCTCATCAATATCAACAATAACTTTTTGTGTAGTTAAATCTCGTACTTGCACTTCCAAAGTAATAGAAGTTTTTCCAACGGTTTTTAACGCCACTCCGATTTCAACAACATCCCCTTGATATGCAGGTGCAACAAAGTTAATAGCAGACATACTTTTTGTCACAACTTTTTTATGTCGGGTTTCAATTGCCGCATAAATTGATGCTTCTTCGTCAACCCAAGCCAAACACCGGCCCCCGAACAATGTGCCGTTTATATTTAAATCACCTGGTTGCACCAATTTTCTAGTTAAGAATCTCATAAAATTTTTGTTTAAATGTTATGCCCCAAGCAGGAGTCGAACCCACAACCCTCTGATCCGAAGTCAGATGCTCTATCCAATTGAGCTATTGAGGCGTATCAGGTAGGAGGGAGTCTCTCCCCCCGTTCCACAGGCGGGTGCCCCTACCATCTGGGCCGCATACCTGAATTATGTTTTCATATAATACCATTGGGAATAATTATATTTTTCTTACGCTGCCATCTTCGTTTTCGGTACACTTTCGAAACCAAATTACGCCTGCTTCATTTCTATGTTTTCCGAAACACAATACCGCGGTGATACCAAAATTCCACGGATCATTAGGGTTAACCTTCTTGCCATTCACTCGTAACTGCGTGGGATTCTTTTTGAACTGTCCTTTACTCTTGACGAATCCAGCCGATTCAAAGACATCCAGTATGGTTTGTTTTTCTGGTAATTCAATAAATCGTAAACCAACTGCGAACACACAATCTGCCACACTATTTCTATCCAGCTTCGTACATGTCATCACATCTTCTAATGAGGTGATATCATTAAAATCTTCGGGAGTTAAAAACGGCTTTTCATCATCCATGTATTAATCCCATAATCCTTCGTAATATTTTCCAAACAATCGAAGTCCATTAATGATACGTACTTGGTTTACATATTTTTCCGTCCAAGTGCAATTTTGTTTACTTTCAAAGGCAAAAATCATTTCATCCATGACCCAATCCCATCGCTTAAAATAATTGTCATCCGTATCCCAATCATTTTCAGTCGGTGGAGCTGCTGATTTGCGAAGGTGTTCGGGAACATCTTCGTCATCAACATGTGGTGCGCCGTGTTTTGTTTCTTTCAATTGCTTAAGCATAGGAAGAATGATATGCGCTAATGTCACATCCATGCTCCATGTATCCCATGGATCAATTTTCACAGAAATCTTCTGTTCTTTGTTTGAATCTTTTGGATAGCGACCAATGGAAACTTTCATATTAATATTCAACCTTGATATAATGTTCTGTTGTGAGATGCATCTTTTTACGATAGAAATGTTTCATCTTGTAAGCCAACATTACAACTACAACTATAAAATTGAAAATATAATTCATCATCAATGGAATATTCCACAACATAATAGCATACGTTGTCATGAATATTTCACCAATAAACCAAAGTAACAACATAGGCCAACCGATATGACATCGTTTATCCGTAATGGTTCTAAACAACTCCGGAATAGCATTAATCGTGAGAAAAATACTCCCTATATATCCAATCGTTTCCATATTATTTACCCAAATGTTTTTATGCACTCGGAGGGACTCGAACCCCCAATCCATTTCTGGAACTTGCTCCTAAGGCAAGCGCGTAGACCAATTCCGCCACGAGTGCAACAACTACTTAAAACTTCGTCTGGTCACGTTCCGCAGAACACGCCATATGGTCAGCCCAATGAATAATATACGGAAGATTTGTTTTCATTGGATATACCGAATGATTCTTCAAATAAGCCTTGTTACTATCATCATACATACCATCAGACAACTTGATTGCAATAAATTCCTTTTCCGTAACAGGAATCTCAAACTTTTGTAGAAGGTACAATGCACGGTCAGTAACAGTCATATACTGAATGTTATCATTGTACTTGTACATCTCCCCACGTTTACGATGCCAATCACTGTCTTGGTCAAGATAATAAGCACCTTGCTCATTACCCAACTTACCCAAGTCGTGATGTAATGCTGCGAAAATCATTTCTTGCTTGGTAAAATCAATATCACCACCGATTGCTTTGTATACGGTAGCGACCTTCATAGATGCCTCTGCAACGTGAACTACGTGGTCAAGGTATCCGCCAGGAAATGCATTATGATAGTGAACCTTTCCCGATGCAGGTGCTGAAATAAGCTGCTCTCCAAACACTTCATACATCTGATTTAGCTTTTCTAGACGAGAATCTTCGGCAAGAAATGCATTGAACTTCTCTAAGTTTTTCTTAGCTTTCTCTTCGTAGTCAAACATAACCGTTTCCTTAGTAATTAAAGTTTTGGAAATCCTCTGTATACAACTCCCTTAACAAATATAACAGTGTGGGGTCCGAAAAGTCAACCCCCAAATTATTAGGATATCTTCTATATAAAGTATTATCTAAATTATACCCTAATTTATTTTTTATGAAATTCGATAAATTTTCTCTATTTTCGTATTTAAAAATAGTTAATTTTTGTTGTGGTCCTTCCAATAAAAAAGTTTGTGATACAATAAACGGTACTCGTAAACAATTATCTGTATAACTTGTTATAGATTTACCAAATCTATCTTTAATACTATCGGCCACGTTGGTCCAATAATCACTTTCACCATTTTTATATACTGCTCTAAAAAAATCTTTACGTTGACTTTTTAATATCAACATATCTTTTATAAAGAGTATTGTATCTAGTGTAGTAGGTAATTTATCAACGTGTACTTTACACTTACCACACATACATACACTAAAAATGTGATTTAATCCAGACCGAAATCTATTCACAGGATGACGAACAGTTGTAAATGAATCAAGTATTCCATACTGAGATATTAATTCTTCGTATGAACTATGCGTCTGTTCATTTACATCCATATAAGGGAAAAATGTTCTCATCACTGCCGTAGATGCAGTTTTGGGAACATTTACCCATAACCATTGTTTATCTTCAATTTTAGATTGAATTAACATTTTATACTATTAAGGTCACCCTATTTGTTCTAGATTGCTGTCTGGTCCATAGTTCAAAGATTGTAGGAACCGTTGGTACTTTTAGTAATACCATATTTACATCATCCAATAGCTTGTCTGCTTTTTTATTATTACACGTACTACAACTTGTAACTACATTTGTCCACTCATCCTTACCACCCTTTGCTACTGGATGTATGTGGTCACGAGTAAGAAACTCATGTGATTTCATCTGATTACGTGTACGTCCGCAATACTGACAAGTGTATGCGTCACGGACAAATAGATTTTTTTGTGTAAGTAATGCTGGCGTCCTAAATACCCGACGACCCTTGATATAGTGTTTCAGAGCAATCATCAGTGGTATAGGAAACGTTTGCCTTGGTGACCGTACCACCAAATTCGGATGTTCCTCAACTATGATAGCCTTTCCTTCCAAAAACATCAACAATGCTCGTTTGGAAGATACCACTGTAATGGGTTCGTACGTGGCATTTAGAACAACACACTTTGTTGTTTCCAACGCCATAAATTTACTCCTGAGGTTTGATATCGTTTAGTAATTGATTGATACTCTTGTCCGTTAACATTTGTAATATGTCACGTGCCTTTGCTGCTGTTTCGTAATCTTCTTCCTCAATAGAATATTTCATAGCATCCTTCAAAACAATTTCGTACTCAGATTGTCGTACAACAGCAACGTGAGTATGTTTGTTGTTTATAGGATTTATCTGGAATAGTTCTACCTTATCTAAATTTTCCCGAATACCTTTTTTAATTTGTTTTATTAAATATTTGTATACTACTAATCTATTTTCATTCAGAAATTTCTGAATTATATAGAAAGGTTTCGGTGGTAGGTTTAACATTACTTATCCTTCTTTTTAATATTCTTTTTCTTAGTTACTTTCTTAATTACTTTCTTCTTTGCCGCAGTTTTTGTAGGAGTGTCGGTTTCACCCGTTTCTACTCCTTTACAAAATACTCGTCCATCGGTATGAACATATCTGGTTTTGAAATGCCACCCACGAGGAAATTTTTCACCTTCTGGTTTTTTCTGTGTACTGGGTGGTGGTGCAATCATTCGTTGTACGCAGTATGCGCAGGTCACTCGACCAATATCCGCTGCAACTTCTACTTCTTCATTATTACATTCACCACAAGTCAAATACCTACGACCAGTAACCCGAAGTGCTTCCGTCTTTGTCAACCGCTTAATTCTACGCTTCAATGCCATGTTAACCTCGTGCTTTCCAAAGTCTGTATTGTTTATTCCACCGAGCTTCGAGAAACTTCACTTTGTTTTTTGCCCAACTAGGAGAGTTTAGTTCTTTAACTATGTCGTTTAATTCAAGTATGCGAATTCTTGCGTTAAACAACTGTGCTAAAGTTTTTGCTTCGACAATCAACGACATCACCTTCATATATTCGGATTCAATATACTCTTTTTTTGAGTCTGTTCCAAATATACTGTTAAGGTAGTGTTTAATTTCTTCATACATTGTTTACTCCAACAAAATGTAAACACTAACCGTTAAGTGGACCTGAGGGGAATCGAACCCCTGTCCGAGATTGCTTCCTACTAAATGTTTATGTGTGTAGTCAGTTATTTGAATTCATTCAGTTCTCATTAACTAACAAACGTAAACTGAATATAGAACCGAAGTATCACCTTGAATACGGTTCCTATCAAGGCTATACCACATAAATGAACAAATTAACCCTATGCGGTAATCTCAGATTAATTCGTCAGGCTGCAATTAAGCAGCGAGGGCTAAAGTATAGTTGCCAGTTAGATTTTTTGGTCTGTTTTACTCGTCTTACCAAACGAGACACAAAACTTAATCATCCACACCCCGTCGAAACCAGGACAGGCCCGTATCTACTATACATAGATATACTGTAATATAAAAAGACCAACTTGATTTGTCAAGTCGGTCTTAATATATAGTACCAAATAATAAATTTATACCACAGCTCTACCTTTATCTTGTTCCCAATCACGTTCTGGTCTTACTTCAATGTTCTTTTCCCATACCGCTTTCAGTAGCGGTGCAGAATGACCATTTTGTTCACTATATCGAATCAGTGCATTTAAGTCTTTTGGAAAACACGTTCCACCGAATCCAAAACGCCCATCGTGTCCAGGTACTTGCCAATGACTTGTACCCAATCGTGGATCTAAACTTAATATTTTTTTAATGTGATCATATTTAATGTCAACTTTTTGACATATTTGGTAAATTTCATTAAGAAATGCGACTTTCGTAGATAACATTGTATTTGCCACATACTTAATCATTTCCGCTTCTTTTGCTTTTGATATCCATACTTGTGACTGCGGAAATCTTTCGTAATATAATGTTGATACTGGCTTTATGTCTAATCCAGTGTCTCTTTCGGAATATCCTAATGTAATATTAATCTGTGATACGAAGTCGTTGATATAATTTCGTTCTGTTAAAAATTCTGGATTGAAACATACCGTGATATTTGGAAATTCTTCTGCCAGTTTATCGGTTGTTCCTGGTTCTACCGTAGATTTTAGTACGCATATTGGTTTGTGACCAACCTCTACGCTTGCAATATCTCGAAATACGTTACGAACAATATCAATATTACAGGTACCATCACTATTCATAGGTGTAGGAACACAAATAAAAATTATTTGTGCTTTGGTAACTACATCTTGTATAGAACTTTCTGTACAGTTCTTATTGATGTCGTATGTAACTACGTTATTTATGGATTTGAAACCTTCGTTTACTGCCGTACCTACATAACCAAGTCCTATAACACCTATGGTATTCATGTTGCCCTCGTAATTGGACCTATATTAGATCTTTTACTATACCAACCATCATTTGTTGATATATCGTGAATTTGTTTAAATGCCGCATCGTACTTGTGTGCCAACTTGTACATATCATAATTTTCAACTGCAAAATTTCTAACATATTCTCTGGAAATTTCACCGTTTTCTATACGTTCCAGTCCAGCTAAATAATCTCCCAACGTTCTACACTGAAATCCTGTTTTACCGTGTTCAATTGTTTCTGTAAAACTTCCATATGACGAACCAAGAACAGGAGTACCACACAATTCTGCTTCTACGGTTACTCCACCAAATGGTTCAACATAACGAGTTGGCATAAATACAGCCATTGCATTACCTAAAAATTCAGAACGAGATTTACCGTGAATTGGTGGAACATATGTTATATTTGGAGCAACTAAATATGGAGTTGGATCTCCTTGACCACAAATTTTAAATTCCAAGTCTGGTCGTTTTAGTGCTATTTCTTTTACTATATGCACACCTTTTATATCGGATAATCTGCCAAAATATGCAACATATTTTTCTGGATTTGGATTGAAGTCCCAATCATCCACTTTAAAGTAATTTGCTATTACCCAATTGTAATCATGTCCACTCTTACCTTCTCTACCAATTTCATAATGGTACCATGCATTACTCTCAAAAATACGGAAACTTTGATATGAATTGGGATAACCAATTCCAGTTTCTACTTTTGGATTAGTAAAATCAGAGATTGCCGATTCGTGTGCATATCCGAAAGGTAAGCAAATAATATCGTGTGTGTCAAGGTTTCGTGCAAGTTGAATTTTCAATCGTTCATTAAATATTCTGTAAAGTTCATTTCCGGTATTTGCCAAATCACCAATAAAATCTGTCGGCATAACGTCCCGATTTCCATACAATTCTTTAAATAATTTTGTACGAATACCGGTCCATTCGTCAAATGACATTAAATTGACATCATACACCGCACCACTGTGTGCACCCTCGACACCGTAATGTATAACGTCATATCCAACCGATTGCATCATTGGAGCAAAACGTTTTACCTTACCAGTAAAGGCACAGTGACTAAATTCATATGTTGTTTGGGTATGTGGAATACCTAGTAAATGTAACCGCATAAAAATTAGAATTTAATTTCTAAACGAGTTAACTGGTCTTTTAATGCTTCCACATATTTTTGTGGGGAATCTGGTAGTTGCGCTTCTAGTATTAACGCTTCAATTTCTTCTACCGACAATTTTGTAATAAACTGTTCATTTGGATGAATCTTTGATGCCATAACCTAACTCCTTGTGAATAACCGTACTCATATAAGTACAAACTTCAATGTACCAAAAAACAAAAATGGGAGAGTTTTTCACTCTCCCATTTAAGTTCTACTTAGAGCGTTTGCGTATTACGCGAGCGTCCAAGCGGAGATGTAACGACCCTTAGCCTGCGG